TGGATATTCTGTATAACCTCGTTGAAATAAATAAACTTCTCTTGAATAATCACCATCATTAGTCCAACAAGGAAATACAGTAAATGAATCTCCATCATATCCGCTTGTTACTCCTAATGATGTTGTAATTGTATTTATATCACAGATATTTTCGAAAGTATATGGTGGGTCATTTAATAATAGATAATCAGGTTTTTTATCCATTTTTCTTAAACCTGCAGCAATTTTTTGAATCCATTGATTTTGTGTCATAGTTAATCTTTTTTAAATTGTTTTTTATTATCTAAATATGGTGCCCAACCCCATTCATCATACTTAACATAATCACCAATAAATTTCTTGAGTTCTTTTGCGTATTTCATATTATTTCTTTTTTACTATTTCAATTAATTTTTTAATACAGGCTAATTCTGCTTCTTCGTAAGATTTAATGATATTTAAATATAAACCCATTAATAGACTCATATCTTATACCCCTACAACATTTAGAAATAGAACCACAATCTATATTAAGTTGTCTTGATGCTTCTCTCAAAGATTCAAACTCTTGTATTAAATTGTTTTCTAAATCATATTGTCCTACTTTCTTTCTAAGCTTTACACCACATTTTTTTCTTTCTTCAGGATTTTCATATCTTTTTTTATGACCTTCAGAAGTACTGTATTTGCCTCTTTTTTTACCTGACATTCCTTTAGATATTGCTTGTTTTTCTTCATTAGTTCTTTTTCTACCAAGTAAAGTATTTTTAATTTTACTTTTAGTAGAATCATTATGACCTACTCCTTCACCTCCCTCTGATAAATTACAGAGAAGATTGGTGTTGGAGTAATAAGCAATCCAATACTTTTCTCTTTCTGCCCAATTATCTTCACATTCCTCAATAATTTCTATTATAGGAAGTAGGTCATTTGACAATAGTTTAAGTATCCAAGAAGCTAATTTTTTACTTCCTGTTTTTTCCAAATACTTTTTACTTTTATGTTGAGCAAATCTTCTTTTTATATTATTAGTTTTGCCAACATACTTCACTTCAAAAGTTTCAGGATGTCTAAGTATGTATATGTATGTTTTCATACTATATACACTACAAAAACTATACCAACAAGTGTTTAGATGACACTTTGTCTATTAATTCTTTTAATAATAACTGTTGAGATTCAGTATCTAAAGGCATTGTACCATTTTCAATACTTAATCTTTGATATAACCATCTAAATGCTTGTGAGAATGTTGGTGCACGTACCCATCCGGGTCTTAACCATGTCTGGTCAGTTGTCAGAACCATTCTAATCTCGTGTTCTGGTTCCGGTGACCAACTCTCTTCCCAATTACAAAAACACTTTTCATCAAATCCAAGTGATTTTAGTTTAACTGACAATTCATAGGGTACAAATTCTTTTATCATCTTATTCTGATTTAAAGGTTTTGTTATAGTAATTCTCTTCAGTTATATTTACTCCGTCATAATAATCTGCTCCGAAAATATCACCTTGAGTAAATGCGGACATAATTTGTTGCCGTTCCATTGCTTTGGCTTTGTCATAAAAAACTTTAGGAACATTAAAACCCTCTAGTATTAATTCATCAACCAACCACTCTACTGCTGTTTGTTTCATATTATTCTGATTTAAAGGTTAAAAACAAATTTCAAATGTGAATTTTAAAAAATGAAATGTTAAAATTTTCCATCTTTTATGATAACAAAATGTAGGTAGAAAATACCAATTATCTTCACCCCACTTTTCAATGTTTATTTCCATCTTATTCTGATTTAAAGGTTAGTTTGGCTTTGCTCCGTATTAAAAAGAGCACTAAATAGCACTATATTATACATCCATTGGTTTTTCTTATGTACTTCAATCAAATAGTGCCTTAAGATGCACTGTCATTTGTTCTGCCGTTTGTTTCATAGCTTATAGATTTAAAATTTATCTATTCTTTTGGTCTTATAGGTTAACACTATTCTGGTAGAGATATACCCATAATATCATTTAGCTGTTTCCATACAGCCTCAGCATTATCTCCCCAGTAAAAATCACATGTAAAACTTGTATCAGTCTTATCATATGGTGGCTCTAGGAAATATGCTTGCCAATGATCATTAGGTTTAGCAGTAAATCTTTTACACTTTTCTTTTACTGGACATTCAAATCCATGGCACATTGTTATATCACTCATTTTTTTCTTCTAAATTACTACTTTTTCTTGAATCTCTATAATCAATAATAAATCCAATTGCAACTATAATGTTCATTCCCAGTGACATAAGTATCTCATGAATGTCCTCATACACATTTACTGAGAGATGTATATGCCCCACCATCCAAAATGGTATGGACAAGTTTTGGCTTATCCATACCAATAGATATTTTATAAAGTGTTTCACGGATTACTTATAGAATTGTATGCTGCAGTACTACCTGTCATTTTAAATTCATAGATTTCTGTATCACATGTAGTATCATTAACTCTTATTCTTACAGATGATGCAGCTTTAAAATCAGCTAAAAAACTTAAATCTGAATTAAGATCATCTACCATAAATAAGGTTTTACGGTTCTCAGATGTTCTGCCTGTAACACTGTATTTTTTGTACTCTCCATTTACTAAAAATGAAATATCTACAGTAACAGACTCATCACATACATACACCCCACCAATATAGAATGCAATACCCTTGTAGTTTTCAAGTTTCAAAAACTCACTCTGACCATCTTCAGTGTATGCAATTTTATAAGGAGTATCAAATCCATTATCAATCTTCTCAACTACCCACTGTGATAATGCACTAAAACTAAATAAACTAATACTTGCTAATACTAATAATCTTTTCATTTTTTTGGTTTTTTAATTGTTTGCTTCTCTTCTGATGGATTCTCCTTCAGAATCTTTTGTAGTCTCTCCCAGATCTTCTTGTTTATTAAGTTGTAATCTGGCTCTTTCTTGCGCTCTTTCATATTCTTTCCAATGATAAATGTTTAAATCTCTCATTTTTAAAAAGTCCTGAATGGTCATCTCTTCTGGTATACCATCATTTGCATTCATTATCTGAATATAGATCTCTTTCATTCTTCCCATACTCTTTAAATATTTTAATTAATTCTTCTCTTGCCATCCTACTGGGCAATTTTTCTAATATTCTCCAATCAAAGTTACCTGTTATAATGACCTTTGTTTCTTCCTCACCAAGATGTTGAACCTCAAAACCAAACAGACCATCATCTATTCTCTCATTCTTTAGTAACTCATATACAGGATTGATTTCAGTTAGATAATTCATATCTTTTTTCTTCCACCAGTAATCATGTAACTTAAGTCCATGACAGATGGTTGAATGATCCTTACCAAAAAACTTACCGGTCATACTATAACTAAGAAATCTTTTTGATGTCAGTACATAGTATAAATAGTATCTTTTATATACTATACCTCTTTTTCTGGTCTTTGCTGTGAGATTAAACTTCTCAATGACATCTACAATATCTTTATTTGCAACTTTGTAGAGCTCTAATACATCATCTCTCATGTCCATATAAAAAATGGGAACAAGAGACCTTTGATCTCACCTACAATTGGTCCAATAAATACTGATGCTAAAAATCCGTGGTTCTGTGCAAATACATACCAGAAATATAAAGCAAATATCTGTCCAATTATGATGTACAACAATGCTATGTTGTATAACATCACCCAGTGTCTCTCTTCCATAAAATTTAAATTAATTCTAAATCAGCTTCTTTAACTGTTTCTTCTTCTTTTTTAAATGCTTCAGCTAATAAATCAATTGGTAAAAATCTGTCAGCATCATAAACTTCATAAGGGAATGAGCTAGTAGATAGTTTTATTTCTTTTAATAGAACACCAAACTTGTTTTGTTGTAATCCCATCCTTACTATTCTTGTAATAGTATAAACTTCACCCTCTACAATCCACTCACTATCTGGTATCTTACTTGGTTTATTTGAAGCATCAATGCAAATTGCCCTCATATTGTTCTACTGATGTTTTAAGATCTAAATTACGCAAAGATTCTGAAATCTCAAGCATCTTTAAGTAGTCTCCAGATTTTACAGTGCATCTTCCCATCTCATGCACAAGCAATGCACATTGCTCTGCTTGTGTTGGTTGGTGCTCACAAAATCTTATAAGACAAGCAATTACATATAAAAATGAATTCTTGTCATCATTATGCAAAACAAGTTTGTGTGTTGCTAAGTCTTCCATATAATAAATATAAGAATTATGTTGGTTGCAAACTATAACTTCTCCATACTATTTTAGTCTGATCAAAGTCTTCTAATGCATCCTTGACCCATTTCTCATCAACTGTACCTACATAGCATAGTATATGTACAATAGCTTTATCATCTGGATTTAAACGCAAAAGTCTTCCTATTCTCTGACTAGCTTTACGTTCATTACCATATGCATGCATAATAATACCTTGTTTTAAACCTGGTATGTTTACACCTTCATTTAATTGCAATACACATGAAAGTTTATTTATCTTACCACTTTTAAAATCAAGTAGATTCTCTTCAGAATCTTGATTGTTACTATGAT